CTATCGAACTGGGGGGCGCCATCGGCCGACCGGCCAGTGTGGCCTGTAAGCAGGGTCAGCATGACCTCTGTACCGACGACACCTGTCAGTGTCGGCATCACGAAAGGTTCTGGTATGACCGGCCCTTCGATGAGTGGTAGGGACATCCTCAAGGCTCTGAATGATCATCTGGACGCCCACAAGGATCACGCCTGGGAACAGACGCGGCGGTGCGTGTACTGCGCCGACTGTGGTGTGCAGCTCTACCAGGGCACCATCCCTCCAAGCCACACCAATGTGCGACGTCGGCGCCGGTACCAGGAACCCACGGCTACCCAGGAGATGAGGGACCGGTGGGGGAAGAGGTGACCCCAGAGGTGGGCAGGGACAACGACCTGCTCTCGACCTTCGAGGCCAAGGTCTGGGCTGAGCGCTTCGTCCAACGTGTGACCGAGAACCCCGCGATTGCGACCGACGAGGGGACGATGCTGGCCTGGTTTGCCGGCGCCATCATGACGGGCTGGGACGAGCACGCCCGTCGCTACCCCTCACCGACATGACCCGCGAGGAGACCTTCAACATCCTCGCCACGCTCCTGGAGGAGGGCGGCGAGATCGAGGTGGTCTCTGAGCGGATCATGGAGGCCCTGGAGGTCATTGGTGAGGACCTGCTCGATCACCTGGACCCCCCGGTGGGGCTCAAGCACTGGTTAGAGTCCCACGGCCTCTCCCTGGTAGTGACCTCTGAGATCACTCCCCCGGTGGTCTGGGAGGCTCTCCAGGGAGAGGACGTGGAGCCCGTGGAGGAGAGCATGGAGATCGAGTCGACCCCCACTCTCCTGGTGGGCGACTACGTGGAGTACCAGACCGCCACCAGTGGGCCCCGTGGGCAGAGCAGGCTCGGCTCGGGCTGGATCACCAGCATTGGCGCTGATGAGGATGGCGGGCAGCTTGTGGTCGTCCGTGGTAGCCCGACCGACGAGAACTGGATCTTCACCAGGAACGACTTCATCAGGGTGATCTCGCCTCCAGTTCATTGACGAAGCGTTCTAGCTCTTCCCTGGTGAACATGGTGCGGCTGCCCAGCTTGATCGGATGAAGCTCCTTGTTCTGGACGTACCGATAGACCATCGCCCTGGAGATGCCGCCCAGCATCCGGGCGGCATCGTCGGCGCTGTAGAGCAGTTGGGAGTCTTCTACCGGGGCTGGTTCCGGCTCCGGTTCCTGGCTACGGACCAGCCGTCGAGCCATCAGCGTGGTGTACGGAACAGGCGACGCCTGGGAATCTCCTCTTCTTGCTCCTCCTCTTCCTCGTCCGGCATCTGCTCTTCGGGGGTGGTGTTGAAGGCGAAGCCCTCAGCAGCGGTGGAGAACTTGGTGAGCCAGTCGTCCAGGCCCTCCATGAAGCGCTTCCCAAAGTCGTTCAGGGTTATTTCCAAGCCCCCCAGGAACAGGTTTGCTGACGTGAGGTCCACAGCACCGGCTGTGACCACCTGGGGCTGTACAGGGACTGGCACGGTATCCCCGGCGCCACCTTGAGCTTCCAGGATGGCGACGATCATGGCCTCACGGGCCTTGCGTGCCGGCAGGCCCATGCCCACGGCGACCTCCTTCACCTGGGCGTGGTTCAGCTTCATGAGGTCAGGTCGGGTGTAGAGGGCAGTGGCGACTGCTTCGGCCTCAAGCTCCCGGACGGGCTCAGCCTCGTCCTCGCCTTCGTCTTCCTCCTCCTCCTCTTCCTCCTCCTCTTCCTCCTCCTCCTCTTCCTCTTCCTGCTCCTCTTCCTCGCCCTGCTCCTCCACGCCCAACACGGCAAGTCCGTTGGTCAGGTCCATGACCTTGATGTCCGCATCAAGGAACTTGGCGACGATGCTCTGAAGCTCGGCATCACGTTTGTCGTCCCACAGCACCATCAGGGCCGCGTTGGGCGCCTCGACCAGGATGGTCTCCATCTGGGTGAACACGTCGGTGACGAGGTACTGGTTGGACGCCGCCTGGGCGATCTGCATGAAGGGCCGTCTTTTTTTGTCTTCAGTGTTGGTGATCACCTCGTAGGTGATCTTGGACTTGCGGGCCATCTCGGTCAGGCCGGCCAGCGAGTCGGAGAACTCGTTGAGGACCAGGGGGAAGATGAACTTGACCGGGTCCTCAGACTTCACCGTCTCGGTGAGGAACTCTTCGATCAGGTCAGTGGCGGGGTCGGGCTCCATCTCTCCGGTTCCGATGAATCCGATGGTGATTCCTTGGGATTTTCCTCGCGGCATGCTCACTCCTTAGGTCAAGGGGGTCAACGACCTGACCCATCTGAGCACCTCCAGTCGGTCCTGTGCTCGCCTGAGGGGATTATCTCCTGACCTCACAAAAGCAAAGGCCCTCCCTGTGTCGGGAGGGCCTCGCTACCGCACTACTCCGGGCTGGAAGGAGATAGTGATGTGAAGATACCTGATGGGGTACTACATGTCCAGCACCTACCTCCTGCGTGCTCGCCCCAGTACCTCAGAGACGATCCGGTCACGGTAGTGCCGGAGCACGGTGTCACCAGCATGGAGGAGCATGGAGACTCCAGAGGCCCCTACAGCGATGAGCACGCGGGTTTCCCATGAGCTATGCACGACCAGCAGTGCCAGCAGGGCGCAAACAAGCAAGTTGACGGTGGCTTTCCACCACGCCTGCTGGCGCAGGATGCCCAGCCGGATCATGGCCTCCTTCCATAGCTCGGTGAGCCGGGTGGCCCCGAAGCCGATCAGGAGGGCGTAGCCGAGATCAGCCCCCACTCATACCTTTCTCACTACTCGCATGGGGGCTTTCGTTGAGCCATACCCTGATTTTGGAATGAGGTCAGTCTCTCCTGTTGGTTCCACTTCGTAGACATGCTTGCCGAAAGTGCGGGCTAGGTCAGGATGGAAGCCGAAGTAAACCTCTCTGCGGTGTTCAGGGGCTGGGCCAGGCCCCCATCTGGCGTGGGCCGGGTCTACCAGTTCACCGGGTTGGAACTCATGCGCTGAGCCGTGGTAGTAGGGGCCAAGCTGTTCCTCGTTCAGAGTCTCCCTGCTGGTCACGGCCACAGGGTGGGGTCGAGTGGCGGTGTGACGGCCCCGGAGGCGTAGGTGATGGTGTAGGTGCTGCCCATGGGCACCCAACGGTACATCTCGGCGGTCAGACGGGCGATGCGTGGGGTACGACGGGGGTAGAGATAGCTGGCGTTGGTTGGACCCGTCACAAAATCCCCGCTGCTCGACGGCAAAGAACTGGCGTCCATATATGGGGAGAGGGTTTCACCGGCCGTCAACATGGCCGAGTTCAAGAGGAATCTGGCTGCCTGGGCGTTGGGGAAGCGCACGAAGGGGTACATCGTGGTGGGCATGGCGCCTGTGCTGGCTTCTGGAGGAGGGTCGCTCAGATAAAACGGACCAGTAGCCGGGGCGATGCTGTAGCGGTCATATTCCTGGCCGATCATCTGTTGGTTGGTCACCTCGACCCAGGTGCCGTCCGGGTAGTACCAGCGGAAGCCCAGCTGCATGAGTGCGTTGGAGGGGTCCTGGACGGTCATGTACTGGGCGTAGACGCTGAAGTTGAACGGCTGGCCGGCGTTGACCTGGAAGGGCGAGAGGTTGCCGTACATGGTTGGCTGGGCCGGTCGCGGGAACCACAGACCGTTGACCCAGGCGCTACCCACGCCGAAATAATTCTGGTTGATGAAGAACCAGGAATTGACCGGGTCGAACCAGGCTCGTGGCAAGGTTCCCTGTGTGGCACCGGAGAACCAGTTGCCGCCGGGCGAGAACCAGCCCAGGGGGCTCGGTGGAGGGGTCGACCACGAGGTGACCATCCCGAACCAGACGGTGGCTCCGGGCCCTGTGGTGTCGACCTCCAGGGCGGCATTGCCGTTGATCGGCATCAAGCCGGGGGGATCCTCTACAGAGGAGGGTCGGTAGACCAGGGTGCAGGTCAGATTGGTGGTGGCCTGCTTGGGGTCCGCAGCGTTGGTCAGGCCGTCGAAGCCGATAGCCAGGGTGGCCGGGGGAGGGCTCGGGTTGGACCTGGAGAACGTGGTCAGGGTGTTTGACAGCAGGTTCGATGCTGTGGGCTGCACCAGGATCTTGATGTCACGGGGATAGTCGTAGACAGGGGTGTCCACTCCGATCTGGGCCGGTGTGCAAGGCCACAGACCCATGAGAGTGATGTAGTGGGGCTCGGCGCCGGCCCCGATGATGCGGATGCGTGGATAGATCCAGTAGAACGCTGCGGCTCCGTAGGGCTGGATGAAGGGAGGGGCTGTGCCCGCAGGCGCTGGTGTGGGATAGGGATTGATCGGCCCCGTCACCGTCATCTGGACCCAGTGGCCGGCGGTCTCGTTGAAGGTCTGGGGCGCGATGATCTGCACCGGGTTACCGCTGCCCACATCGCCCCACACCGAGAGGGCTACCTGGCGGGCCACGCTCGACCAGATCTGGATGCGGAAGGTGATCGTGCCCTTGGCGTAGTACTGCGACATGAAGTCGGTGATGGGGATGGGGGCCGTGGTAATGACGATGTCCTGCCCCCCACGCCCCAACCAGACGTTGTCGACCAGATCCTGTTCGTTGTTGGTGGTGTTGAATACGGTCACGGTCAAGGTGACGTGATCGACGCCGGCAGGACTGGTGCCGGTGACGGTGGCGGTGACCCAGTCCCCGGTGACTTCGGTGTTCTGGACGCCCGTCACGGTTCCCAGTGAGGTGCCGGCTGCGTTGAACCATTGGATGCTGATCCCGACCTGGCGGTTCTGCCCGGTGAGGCCCCGAAGATCGGCGGTCGCCAAAAATGGTGTGTTGGGGTATGCCGACACTGACCCCGCTGCTGAAGTCAGGCTGGCGACCGAGTTGTTGTTGTTCCGGGTGGACGTGAGCATCAGTGAGTGGGTGCCGGCACTGGCTGCTGCTACAGAGTTGGCGATGTTGGTGTTCGCCCCCGCCACCCAGTTGCCCACGGTGCCGCCCTCAAAGGAGGAGTTTTCGGCCAGAAGGGCATTCGCACCAGCCGCTTGTACGTTCAGACCACTGTTGGTGTAGGGCGGCTGGAGGGTCGGGAAGTTGCCGCCGTAGATCTCCCCCACAGGGTCGGTCATCCCTGCTATGGCATCCGGCCCGGTCAGGAGGTTGTTCACAAAATCGATGGTCAAGCCACCGTTGCTGGTGGGCAGGCTTGGGAAGTTCGTGCCCACCGGAGGCCAGGGCTGCCAGGTGCCAGCGTCATCAGCGCCCACCGAGTCGTCTCGGGTCAGCAGTTCGTTGTAGCCGTGGTGGACAAGCTGGGTGCTCGGGTAGCTGGTGAGGATCGAGGTGAACTCGGTGATCCCTCTGGGGCTGCCCTTGATCTTGTAGAGGTGGATGGCGTTCTGGACAAGCTGGCGTTCCTGCTGCATCCCCATCTCAGGCTCGTGAACGAGGCCGAACTGCTGCATCATCAGGGGCAGGAGTGCTCCTGAGCAGGTTTGGGCGTTGTTGATGCTCATGAGCGACTCAAGCTCGGTACGCAGGAAGTCGAACTGGAAGCCGATCAACTGGAGGTAGCGCTGCAGCGGTGGGGTGGGGCTATCGACCGGCCAGGGGTTGTAGGGATCCACCAGGATGAAGTCCCGGTCGCGGTAGGCCATCGGTAGCAGGTTGTAGAGCCGTGCCCCATAGCTCCAGTTGACGGGTACCAGGCCGATGAGATCGGTGCAACGGATCCAGATCCCCTCCGACGTCGACCATCCGAACATGCTGTAGTACTGGAAGCCGAAGGGCAGATACAGGTCGGTGAGGTAGGTGACCTCGCCAGTGACGATGGAGTCGTTGGGGTCACCGAAGACATTGGAAGGGGCTTCTGGAGGATGGTCAGAGAACTCGTTGACGTCGAAGACCTGGACGCCGTCGTTCTCGTCCTGGGGGAGGTTCCTGGGGTTGCGGACCAGGCGCAGATAGGCGCAGTCCGATGACGGCGGATTGCTCCACTGGAGGTGCAGGCTCGCGTAGTCGAGCGGCGTGGAGGTGAAGGGAGCTACGGAAAAATCCGGCCTGACGGTGGCCGGATCGATGCCGAACTGGCCGACGCCATAGAACGAGACCCCGTAGACCGCCATCAGATCCCCAGCGCCATCCAGCAGAGGCATACGAGAGCCTGGCGATCTACCCGGATGTCCTCGATGAACTGGATCCAGGCCCCTCTGGCGTCCATGGACAGCAGCACCAGCTGATCCTCCATGTACTGGTACGCATACCACCCCAGCATGGACTCCCCAGGGAAGGGCATCTTCATGTACACGAAGGTGCCTAGCTCGGAGAACCGCGCTGACGTGAGGTCGACCCACAGGCTCCCGTTGATGTCGGTGTAGCCCTGGGCCACGCCGCCGGCCATCTTCCACTTCCGGTTGTCCGGACCGGTGATGTTGTTGTCGTTGGCGTCGAGCTTCTGATCCGCCAGGGTCGAGTTGATGATCTTCTCCACCTGATAGGAGTTGATTCCGGCCGTTTTGGCCTGGCTCAGTGTGATCAACTGGTGGGCGGCGGCAGCAGATGGGGCGCTCACCGGGGCGGTGAAGTGTCTGCTGCCGTCTACGCGCATGTACTGGGGGTGATCGTCGGCCGTCCTGCCCCTGGCCGTCTGGTGGTAATGGTTATGGCTCGGTAACGGCGGTGGCGCGATGACCCTACGGGCATCGACTCGACCGGTGGACTTGTTGTAGTAGAGCCATCGGATCGAGCTACCCAGATCGGTGGTCTTGGGCACCAAGAAGGTCGGGGCGCCAACGGTCTTCTCCAGGCTGGTGATCTCGGCATGGAGGTCCTTGGTGACCACATCGGAGTCGAGGGTCAGATCGACAGTGGTGGTAGTGCCATCCGGATTCTGGATGATGA